AATCCACCAAATGCACCACCAAACACCATACTAAAGCCAATATTCATAGCTACTTCGTCTGTTGTTTTTAGTGGATCAAATGGTGCTGACCCTGCTTCAAGTACACCAGTAATAGCACCTGCACCTACACCAGTTCTAACTGCCGCTTGACCTACATAACTACCAAAAGAACGTATACTGCCGTTAGCAACACCTTTAGCTAATGCAGGTATGCCAAATCCAAAAGGTATTAAATTAAGTGGGTCTAAGATTCCTGCTACTAAATGCTCACCAAATGATGCACTAGCTAAAATCTCTCTACGTCTTTGGTTTTGATCTAAGTCTTCTTTCATCTCACGCATATGATCTGCGTTGCGTGCATCAATAAGATGTGGTGCGTAATGTTCATACCCTTTCATATCTTGTAACGGGTTATAGTTCGGGTCATATCTATCCCCGTACTTCATAGCGTTATCTATAGCATCAATGATTGGGTCGTAGTAATACATCTGTTGTGCCGACCATAGTTCTCCAAACGTATAGTCTGCACCAGTTGATGTATCTAAAGTATCTACGCCTTGTGATGGAGTCTGTACTAAGTTAGCACTAATTGCATATGGGTTAACTTGTAGTGGGTATCTTGTATCCATTACAGATCGTCCAATGTAAATGTTTTAGGTTGCATATCGTTTACAACTGATTCGTTTCTTACTTTATGTGCATTCTGCAACTCACCGATTGTTAAATAATCTAGTGGACTAATATCGTTAGAACCTCTGTAAGATACTACATACGGAACATAAGCAGTTTGGTCATCACCTACTTGTGCCTTAATCATAAGTGGCTCTAACTCTAATCCGTTGTTAGATACTCTCATTACTCTAAACTTAGTTACTTTACGCAACTCATCAGCACCCCTAGAGTCTGGTGCTTTTTCTAAAGTAATATTTTTCATAGGTACTAGAAACACTTTAACTGGTGCATCTTTAGTACCATAGACAGGAACTTCCTGCTGACCTGCATCTACAGTAAGACCTTTGTTGATTTCATCTAGTCGTTTTGAAAATTCATCTCTTTCTTTTAGAGCCTTATCGTAAGCATTCTGACCAAACTGTTTTTTAATTCTACTTAGGTATATCCCCGACCTTTTTCCGATTTCTTGATTAAGATAAGCACGTTCACTTTGTACTGTTCTTGTTCCAGTAATATTATTCTCATCAACTACCTTTGGTGCAGTTGACGGATTGTAATTACCAAAATCAAAAGCACCATTTGTTGTGCCTCTGTTATCTAATACAAACTCAATACCTTCGCCATAAAGACTCATAGCGTCTTTGTTATCTAAGGTTTCTTGTATAAGAGTCAGCCAAACGTCTTGTTTTTGCATTCCATTAAACCTAGACAAATTAGTATCCATATTCTGTGGATTTTCGTCTGGTGGTGCTTGGAATGTTTCTAATTCATTCTTTGGAATAAGCACATCAATATTAATATTTGTATGCACTTTGTTACTATTTCTCATTGAAGGATCAAGAATGATACCCTTACTATCCATATAGTTTGCATTATAAAACTTATCTACAACTTGCAGAATAGTCTCAACACCTAATGTTGGGTCATAATCAGTAAGAAGTTTAACTACTCCCGACATTCTAGTAATAACGTGTTGCGAGTCTTCATTATGTGTATTTACCATATGATGACGGATTACATCTGGTAAGTTTCTAAACTTGTTATCTGAATCAGAATGAATGTCAGCATACTTATTAGTAAACACATTATATGGTGCTTCACCCATATTGTATTTGTTATTAGCTTTGTTCTCACGAATGTTTACTAAGTAGGTACTTAGATTAGTTGCAGACTTCTCATTCAATCCCATTACATCAATGTAATGATTAAGTTGTGTTAACTTTACTAATGTTTCATCAGAAACATTTGCACCAATATCTCCTTTAGCTACTGCAAACATATTGATTTCAGCACCACCAGATTCATTAACGACATACGACAATGCTCTAATGTGGCTCATCAAAGTAAGTGCGGCACTTGGATTTTGTATTTTACCATCTAACAAATCATTTACATTTGACATAAATGTTTCGTCAAACACACCCTTCTTAGCTAAATCATACATCATTTTTGTAGCAGGGTTGTTTGGCTCAAGAGAATTAGGTGTAAGAAAGAACTCTTGCCCTACACCATTCTGTGCGTAAATAAGATTATTAGTTGCCTTAACTGTTTTACTCTTAGGAATGTTTGAGTTTGGCAAAGCGTTAATTACAGAACTTATTGCACTAGCATTTTCTGCTTGAGTTTTAGCTTGTTCAATTTCAGAAGTTAACAATGTGTTAGCACTTCTAATCTTAGTCATAATAGCTTTCTTCATACCTTCAGAGCTATTATTTATAGAATCTACTACACCACCATACTGTGCTTGTAATATGGTATCTAATTCGGGACTGCCAGTTTCCATCTTAAAAGGTTGATTGCTATTAATTGATTCAGAAATAGCATTATATACAGCCTTCCTACGAATTGGATTGCTCATCAATTCACCAACAGTAGTGTTGGTATCGCCAATAGTAACTGGCGTGTCGCTATCAAATGATTGATCTACACTACCAATAAAACTTCTTGATACTGCACCCTCAATCTCAGATGTAAGAGAGTTTCTAGTTGTTACATCAACGCCCTTTGTATCAATGCTAATAGTTTCATTACCTACTGTAATATTGGATTTGTATGTTTCGTTTTGTATATTAGCAATGTCTGCATTTACTTTATTTAGATATGTACCAAATTCATTTACGTTTGTTGGCAAACCATCAGTAATGTGATCCTTCAAATTATTTTGGTTTGCACTAACATTTTCATTATTAGATTGCTCAACAGAAACTTTGGCAGACTTAATATCTGTCTGCTGAGTATTCATATCTATCTTAATGCTTTTTAGTTTAGCCTGCAGATCGTTTTGACTGTAAAAGCTATCCATATTGAAGCCATTTACATTGACGCTATAGTATTGCTCAATTTTACCTATAGCTTCATCAAACTCTTTTTGTAGATCGGGATTACTTATCTTAGGATAACTAACGCTTAATTGAGATTTATCACCACCACTCATAAGTAGTTCAGTCATATAAATCTGTGCTTTATCTACAATAGCAGGGCCACCTTCAGTTTGGTTAATCTTGCTTAGTACTTTGTAAATACCAGTACCCCTAAACCATCTGTTAAGCACTTCACCTTTAACATTGACACCAGAGCTATCAGTAAAAGCAGTAAACTTTGCACCAGTTTCTTTTAGTGGACTGTCTTTCTCACCAGTTGCAAACTTGTCATACTTACTTTCCATATTGATAATATGATTTAGTAAGTTGCTAGTATTATTATTGTCTGCTGATAAATAGATACTGTTTACTGGACTATTAGCATTACCTACGTCCATTTGATTGTTATTAAAATTTTTGTATTCAAGACTGTTTTCGTACAGATTATCTTTAGTAATAGCGTTTTGATTTACTTGTTCGTTTTTAACTGACGTTATTGCATTATTAAAAGCATTGATAAAAGGAGACTTATCTTGTCCTTGAGATTCTTTATTAAGAAACTCTACAAACCCTTTTGCAGTATATTCAGTAACAGAACCATCAAGTTCAGTAATTGTTAGCAATGTATGGGTATCATCTAATCCTGCAATATTGTTTCCAGTAAGTACTGCATCTTGCATTGCACGGAGAGTTTTCTCAATCTTGGGTTTTGTGTTGTACTGAGGTAAAACACTTCCTTCAAGACTTCTAATTGAATTAGCAATGTTAGTTGAATACGCACTAAGAACAGATGAATTGAGTGCGTTTTTTGCATTAGTTACATCAACGCCATCAATAACATTGGCTTGTTTATTATCTTTAATATCACCAAGAGTTTTTTGATATACGCCACCCCATTGTCGCTTATCAATGTTATTACCTTGAGTTAGAATAACTGCATTAAGCTGATTACCATTTGATACTAGATTAGTGCTGAACTCTTTTTTGGATAGAGCTAAGTCTCTTTTAATTTTTTTATCTGTTAAGAATACTTTAGTTGATGCTAAGTAAGATTCACTAAGATCATTAATGTAACCAAGATATGTTGTTTGGTTTTCGCCAAAAGGCTTTTTCATTCCTTTGACATAATTTTCAAACTGGTTCTGAAACTTAGAAACCATCTTGTCATCATTTTGCAACTCCGTTGCTAAACGATTAGCTTCATTCTTAATGTCTTGTTCAATGTGGTATCTAAATCTTTTTTCTACAACATTCCTAAATGCCCTACGTTGTGTAAGACCCATAAGTAATGGTGAGTTTTCAAGTACTTTAAGATTACCAGTTTCGGGATCAATAGCTTTCAAATCATTGGCAGATAGGTTGTTAGCCATATCAATGCCTTTTTGTTGTGCCTCTTGATTAGCAACATTAAAAGCATTCTTGATAAGGTTATCTGCACTAGATTGAATATCACGTTCTAATTGTTCGCCAGAACGATCTGCTCGAACAACACCAATTCTTTGGTTTCTAAACGTAATGTTTTGTCTAATTACCCTAGCCATTTAGCCAAACGTACTCCAAGTTTGAGCCATACCAAATGCACCATTGATAATAGCAGACGTTGCTCTATAGTCTGCACTAGCTTTTGCCGCAGTTCCTCTGAACATAGCTTGTTGTGCTCTCAGCTTAGCTTGACTCAATTTAATATAACCATCATTAATCATTCGACTTGTATCTGTGTACGCAATCTCTTTTTGCTTTTCCATAAACGCATCAATAGACGCATCACTACTTACATCTCTACCCATAAAACCAAATAGTGCAATGTTCGACTCTTGTTCTGAATCAAACTTAGCAACTCTATCATTTGCAATCTGTTCTGCATTTAACATAGATTGAGCACCATCAAGCATTGCTTGACTTGCATCAAACCTTGCCGCACCCATAGCATATTGTCCCTCACTCTTGAGAGAACTGTATTTCATAAATGTACCAAGACCTTGTAGGCCAACCATACCTGCCGCTAAATAACTCATTAGAAACTCACCTCTGCAACTAATCCATTAATATCCAAAGGCAAAGGACTACTCTGACCTATCTTTACAATCGGATCACGATTGTAACCAAGAAAGCGAAACTCGTGTTTGCCCGTAGTAGCCGATCTACCTAAACTAAAATCATCTGTAACATTTCGTAATATAAGTTCATTATCATTTACTTTTACAGACAACGTATTTCTTACATCTAGTATAACTTTCGATATACTTCTTTGCTGACCAGTAAGAGGGCCACCTTGTATGTTTCCATCAATAGGCATTGTGTGTGCTTCTACATTAAAGCCATATCCAATCTCTACTGATGTAACTGTTTTATCTACTGCAGATACATCAACATTGCCAGACGCTACAGTAAACTGCCCTAAGTAATCTGTGCCACTTAATACATCAACTACTGCACCATTACTAAAATGACTGCTAACATCAAAGACACCTGCAGTACCAGTAAAGGTAGCTGAAAAATCTAAGTTTGCATTAGGGTCAAACTCACAAAGAATAAACTTAAAATCGGGTGAGCTAGTTGATGCTTTGTTATAGGCAATAACTAGAAACACTCTTTCATCAACTGCACAGATACTATGAAAGTTTCCGTTAGTAGTTAGTTGCGACCAACCTGCTCTTTTCTCAGCACGATTAGAAGTAAACATTGCAATCGTACCATCAAGGTTTACCAAGAATGTATACGACTCTGGTCTTTGCAATCCACCATTTAGAACTGCTAACTGTATAGGTTCTACAATTAGGTGAGACGACAATGATGAAATGGAGGAAGATACATATGCCGCCTCTGCATCAGAGTACAAGTACTCTCTGCATACATCACCAGTTTTCTGCACATATATAGTCGCACCATCATAAGATGTTGGACGTACATATGATGCACCAAATGGCGTTTGTCTTTTGATCATTGCATTTGTAGGTGTAATAGGTTCACTACTAAATGCAGGAATGTAAAACTCTGATGTACTAGTAAAGATTTGTAAATCACGATTCGAGACAATATGACGAATACTATTAATCTCACCAATAGACGCAGTTAAATCAAGTGCGTCTGCATCTTCACCATCACCAGTATCGAAGTTAAAATAACTATCAGAACGACTTGCCCAAATTCCATCGGGTTGTCCAATACTACCACCAAACCATAATCGGTTTTCATGGAATGCAACTGCCGCAGGATAACCACGATATGCAGAATAACTCTGTTCGTCCCAGTTAGTACTAGGTGCGTGTGTAGTTACTTTAGGTGCTCCACCACCATCTACAGAAGCGTTTGCATTTTGTCCTGCAGTAATAATGTAGTGGTTTTCATCAACAACTTCTTGAATGGTTCTAACGCCATTTAGATTAGCCGCAGTAATACCACCTACTGCACCCGACTTACTTATAGTGATTGAATCTCCAGTTTTTAATCCGTGTGCAATATGAGTTACTTCAACGTCTGCAGTACCATCTACAGTTCTGTAAGCATCTTTATCTAACTGTTGTGATAGCTCTACACCACTTACAATATTACCAGTTGCTTGAGTGCTACTTTGCACAGATACAATATCAATCTCTGTTTTATTATATCTTATAACTGTACCAACGTGTTTAGAGTCTAAGTAATTAGAACCAGTAAGAGCACCAGTAGTATCAAAGTATGGTGATGATACTGTAAGCGTAATGCCATTGCCACTAGTTGCAGAAGGGTCAAGTGTTACACCCGAACCTTGAAACTTGTGATACGGCTGAAATATCTGCGTATTATCTGTATCTGTTTCAAACGTAAAGTTTTCTACTTCAAATGTAGTAAGACTTGTTCTGTTTAACCTTCGTGTTTGAAATGTGTTATGACACAAGAACATTGTATCGCCCGATTGAGCGTATGTTACTTCATACAAGTTTGTATCTGTAATAGGTAATGTAGCACCATCTACATCAGTAGTAATTGTTTGAACGTGTGTTATTGCACCAGTTGTAAATACAATCTGAAAGCATCTGATTTGTTGATGTTCTAAAGCAATGATGTATCGTTCATCATCACTAAAGATAAAAGGAATAATTCTAACTTGCTGAGTTTTGTTAATTAAATCTACGGCAGTATCAAACTCATATATCTTATTAATACCATAACGCTTTAACAAACCACCTTCATTTTTAAGAAAGAAGTTTTCTACCTTACTACCTGCGTTAGCATATACGTTAGTATCTGTTCTAGTAACGAGTGATGGACTTATCTCACCAAAGCTAAAGTTACTTACTGGAACTCTAATCCTAGCCATTAGCTTAACCTACTAGTTATGAATCTTGATGTAGTCAGCTTCCTTGTTGTTTGTTGTTGGGCATCTAAGTTTCGTGCTTTAGCCATAGTACGCTCTGCTTGGTTTTGCATAAGTGTAGCTAGGCTCGAATCACGAGCAATACTTGTAGCAAATATAATGGCAAGACTGTATTCGACTGCTAGGGTAAAATAACTAGGCCAATCTTTTTCATCTGGTCTGTATGTATAATCTGCAATAAGATTGTCAGAAGAAGCAGAGTCGCTAAATACTTTGTCTCCATATACTGCGTATTCTATTTGGTTATCATTAACTGTTACTGCGTGTAGCATAAGCAGATCAGTTGGTAACTGATGTGCTACATCATATCTACCAGTTGGCGTATTTGTTAAAAGTACAAGTTGTTCTTGGTTAGTAGCAAATCGCCATCTTGAGTTTACAAGTGCCGCCCTAGCAACATCTTCGTAAACATTAACGGCAACAGTCGCTTCAGTAGTTGCATCAGAGAAAGATGTAATTGGATTTGCTCCAATTAGAATCAACGCTCTTGAGCAAATATCAATACTTGATGATGCTACTGTACTCTGTGTTGCCATACATAATAGTAAGGGAGGGCGAACCCTCCCCCCTTTCTTTTAGTCGCTATCTGTTGCAGTTACAGTTAGTCCGTCAACTACGTCAACTGCAGATGCAGTTGCACTATTTGCATAAGTCAACGTAACAACTGGTGTACCACCAGTAGAAGTTACTGCAATAATGACATCATTAACATTAAACATATTAGCTGAGTCATTAAAGTAACCTGCCGTGTTAACGTCAGCAATAGTATCAGTTGTACTATAGTGCCACAGATTAAGTCCTGATCCACCTGCTAGGCGAGTCAGATTTGATTTATCATAAGCCATTTCTAATCCTCCTAGTTGTTATCCAAGACTTCATAGATTCCGTTGTCGTCAATAACAACTGAACCCATTGACATCATTGATGTTGCAAGATGAGCTACCTTCTCTGGAATGTAGTTCAACTCTGTTGATACGTCTGCACCAATACCCAATCCAATAGCACTACTATGGTAAGCAAGATTCTTACCTGCAGTAATTGCTGAAGTAGAGAAGATATTGAATCCCAAGAATTGCTTCATTGTCATACCACCTGCAAATGGTAGATTCTGTTCACCAACAAAATCACTAGATGCAAATTCAGTAATATTAAACAAGTCAGCAAAACCCTTCGGGTGCATTGCTAGATAGCGTTGCCCGTCCTCTGGGATATTTGCAGAACCAAAAGTCTCGAACAATGTGAGCAAGTCAGCTTTAGCAACTGCACTACTTGTATCGTTAATCTGAGTAGAGTTTGCACCTGCGTCCATTGCGTCCACAAGAATCTCATCAGTTTTACGACCAAGAGCCGCCGCCGCACTTTTAGCAACTGCTTGTCTCTCATCAATGTTGATCTTTAGTTCGTCTAGTTTGTCGATATACTCTGCCGCATAATAGTCAGACATAGTAGCTTCGACATTTGTATGGCTTAGCTCCATAGGAGTAACCATACCATTTCTCGCCTTTGTACTCGCAGTTCCAGTACCAATCTTTTGGAAACGTACTGTGTTTCCTCTTACATTGGCAACAGTCCTTGTAGTGTTTCGTAGCTTAGAACCCATACGCTGATACGCCATGTGAACTTCGCTCTCGAACTGCTTGATAAAGGCTTGATCTATTGTATTAGCCATTTATAGCCTCCAAGTTAAAGTTACATTTTTCACCTTCGGTTATCAGTTTTTGTTCAAATCAACGCAATTATCCGTATGGGTTGCTCATTGTAAAACTGGCCTCTTTAGACTAATAACATTATTTTTCTTCTTTACGCAACGCACAAAACGCATCATAGTATGCCCGTTTACCTCGTATGGATAATCATCAAAGGTAAACCCACACCAAGTAAGCCACATAATAGTTTCGTGGTGATCAACGGGACAAAGGTTTTCGATTTGTTTATAATCGCCCTGCAAGTGTTTAATTACCCTCGCACACCCTCGAAGAAAAGGACGAAAGTTCTTATTGATATGTGATGTACCTAAAAACCAAACCCTACCAAACTCATAGTCAATAGGTACTGTACCACACATAGCAATGCAGGTTTTATCTAAGAAGATACTGTAGTTTCTAGCACCTTCTATATCAAAACCACTGGTGAGTGCATCATACGGGGAAGTCCTATGTATCATGCACTCTTTTTGATCGTTAAGTCTTAAATGCCGTGAAATGGTTTTAGCATCATCATAAGTTGCCCAAGTAAACCATAGACGACCTTCTTGCTCTAATATCTCTCTGGACATTAGCCAAACAACTTTTTGAAACCCTCGTCTACTTTTCTGACGAAGTTAGGATCACGTTTAGTTGGGTTATGATACCTTTCGTCTTTCATCATTTCTTGTAGTTGTGTTTGATTTAGTTCACTTACAACATTAGCTTGGTTTGTAATTACAGATGCTTCTTTGCCATTGTTCATCATTTGCTCAAGAGCAATAATGCCATCTGCAGTTTCACAAAACTTTTCTAACGCAGGAATCTGATCTTCTTTAAAGTTCTTATAAACAAACCGACTTACTGCATCTACACGAGATTGTGCATTATCACCAAGTCTACCCATTTCTGTATTGTAGTCTGGGCCTTCTTCTTGCATACCTGCAAAGTTCTCAACATACAGATTGATACCTTGCTCAAACTCATCTTGGCTATAACCATTCTTCCAAGAATGATCTGCCCACCATTGCAGTAGTTGATTGTCTGCAACTTGTTCTGAGTCTAAAGTATCGGGAATCTGATAATCGCCTACTTCAGCAGGACGCTCACTATACGCTTCTTCAAGAAGTTCGTTTTCTAGTTCTGCTTTGATTTCTTCACGATTAGAACCTAGCTTTTTTTCCAAAGCATTGTATGACGCTACTAAGTCATCAACACTCTTAAACTTTTCGGGAAAACCCTCGGGTAGTGGTTCTGCCTCAGTTGGCTCTGGTCTTGATTCTTGATTAAGCAGAGAACCTTCTTTCTGCTCAACCTCCATTGGGGGAGCATCACTAATTTGTTCTTGCTCTTGTTCTTGCACTTGTTCTTCAGCCATTGTACCTCCTATTTATGGTTATGTGCGTGTTTTATACGTTGCTCAATTACACCTACTAGATAGCGTTGTCCTTCAATATGTCTGAGTTCTTCTGTAGTTACAGATGGCCCATTAACATATTCTATCGTTATAGAGCGTAAATACTTTAATACTTCTTGCCCAGTTTCACTTTCAAACAAACTGGCTACATTCTTTGAGATGATTACTTCATCATTCTTTGGTCTGATGACACCATCTATGCCAACTCTATTGTTGGGTTGGTTGCTCATCTGTACCTTCTTGTGGTTGTTGCATTTGTTGTTGTTGCATCATTTGCATTTGTTGTTGTTGCATCTGTTGTGCTTGTTCTACAATTCTTGTTCTTTCATCAGCATCACGAATAAGATTATCGGGTACACCAAACTTCTTAGCTAGATATTCTGCAGTTTGTTCAGAACTAATAAGTAAATTCATTACCTCTGGGCCAAATGCACCTTGTACTAATTCTAAGTATCTACTTACTGATGTAATGTCTTGATTATGTTGTGCTTGTGCTAATGGTGATACGCTTCGTACTTTTACTTCTCTACCATTAACAGTAGGTAACTCAATACGTCCTTGCTTCTTCAGAATATATACAACCCTTTGCAATACTGGTTGTACTAATTCTGCTTGTAATCTTCCAAAAGCAGAACCAATCCTTCTTGATAAATCAGCCATACGCTCTGCTACCTCTGTAGCTGACGCAGGTGTTTTATCGGGATTACCAAGCATATCATTGTACAATGCTCGTTTGATATTTAACCTCATATCACTCAATACAAGATTTGCTACATCAAATGAACCTGCACTTGCAACTGGTTGTAATCCTGCACTATTTGGTGCTTTAGGTATTACAGTTCCAGGGACTAAATTGATTGTATCGGGATTGACTACACCATCATCTTCCATTTGGTATATACCCGAGATAGCCATTTGTGCATTTTCAAGTACAAGCTCAATCGTAAGATTAGTAGTCTTAATAGCAGATAACGCATTGATAAGTGGCCCACGACCATATATCTCTCCTGCACACTTTGACCAACGGAAACATATGTATGGATTACTGCCAGTACCTTTAAACTGCTCAGTAAATATTACTGCCTTAGACATCATATCTATAGCATAGAATGTAAATGCTTCTTCATTTATTACAGTATAATCCTTACAACAAACTTCTAGTATATCGTTCTCCATCTCTGGATCACGTTTCATACGTTCTTCTATCTGTTGTGGAATATCTGCCTTGGGATACATAATGCGTAAGTCACGACATTTGACAGTACGCATTCGATAAACATGATCGATCCGATCATCAACACCAACGTCAAGTACAAGGTGAGGTAAAGGGATAGCACTAAAGTTGATAGGATTGATTGCATCACCTTCAGTAACGGCAAGTACGCCCGTTCCCACAGCCAAGTCCATAAACGATTCATGCACCTCTTGTGCAAAGTTACTATTTTGTATGACTTCAAATACATAATCAGTAACCTCGTCTAAAGTATTATTTACTTTGTCCCTTTCTTCTTTCGGTACTTCCGAACCTGCCGTAAAGTCTGCCCACCTTGCGAAGTTCGGGACGAGGCCACTTTGGAGTCTCGAGGCGAACTCTTGTACTCCCACAACTGCGGTCTCATCAAAAATCTTTTCGTCACGCCTCCTGCCAATGCTTTCCGTAAAAAACGACTCACGCATTGGTAAAGCGTACTCATAGCATTCTTCAAACAACGGAACGAAGTTTTGGCGAATACCTTTAGCCTTCTCATACTTTCGTATATAAAGCTGAGCAACTTTTTCCGTATTGTTGCTAGTAGGCGTACTAAGTTTATCATCAGTATTCACTATCATTCATTGATGCCCTATTAGGTGTCTAGGAACTGATTATAGAAACCCATTCCACCTTTGCCACTTTTTGATAGTAAAGACCTACGGCCTCCTCCACCTCTTGCTCTACGGATACCTTTCTCAAGAACATCATCTTTACGATCAGAACGAACGGCTTGGTTCGCCTCTCTCTGAGAATCCATTTGAGGAGGGGGTGGTGGTGGTGGTGGCATCACTACTTTTGGACTTGGTAAGCACATAATAAACTCCTTCTTATTTATCACCTTTTGCATATTTTACGCAAAAGTGCAACGCACAATTTACATTCGTCTCCAAAGACCTCTACTCTTAATTTGCTTTGGCTTTCTATTAAACACATCAAATCCACTACGAGCGTTGAACGCACCGATTTGTTTGTGATTCCTCATTAAATTACGACCCTCACCTGCACCAAGCATTAAATACTGAAGTGCATCGTGAATGTGTGAGTACATATTTTTATCGGGTTTATCATCAAAACGCTCACCACTTACCATCATTCTTCGATAAGAGTAGCCACTTTCAAAACCCTTAATTAAAGTAGGGCATCTTTTATCTACTAAGAAAGCAGGTTTACCATCTGCCATCTTATTCAATGAACCTCTTACGGCTTCTAGTCTCAAGTCTATTGAATTACTTGGTGCAGGATATGCCCTAAGACCTGCACCACGCAATATTTGAAATGGCGTTGTTTCATCTGTCTGTGCTCTAAAATCACCTGCAGGGTCGCCAATAATTTTTACTTCTAAGTTAGAAAATCTTGTGGATATATCTTGCCGTAACATCTCAGCAAAACGGACTATACCCATATCAATAGCTACAATTTCATTCAGTATAAGCCAACGACCTCTAACCTTTTGTCCAAAGACTGCCGCAGGTGTAAGACCAAAATCTATACCAATGTATAATGGAACACCAACTGCAATAGGTATTTCTTGTTTAGCAACGTGGTAATCCATATTAAATTCGGGATATACTGGTTTACCTTCTTGGATTTGACCAAGACGATTCATTACATAAACATCAATCCAACTTTTAGTTTTACCTCTAATAAGATTGCTATAATACGTTGATAACAGATTGTTTATGTTTTCTGCCTTATCATTATCTTCATAAGTATCAATCCCACCTTCTTTAGTTAGTTTCTCTACCATACCTGCAGGTTGGATATAGAAGTTCCAGTTATCGGGTTTGACTAACATCTTTGCTTGTTCGTGATGTATGTGGTCGGGTACTGGTACTTCGCCAGACATAATAGGCCACCAATGATCTTCTTCGGGAGCATTTGTATCACAGATGACACCCGACCAAGATGCACCACCATCACGCATTGAGGGGAAACGACCAACACGCATTGTGGTTGCATCAATAATTGATTTAGGTATTTCTCTCGCTTCGTTTACCCATACACCAGTAAGTTCGAGAGATAACAGTTTCTTTACATCTTCGGGTCTATCAAGTGCTAAGAAGATAACTTCTAACTCAATATCACCTACGTTTATAAAATGCGTATAAGGTACAGACCACATAAACTTCCCGTATTGATCTTCGGGAAACCAATCTAACCAAGTCTTAATTGTTGTGGTTCTAAGTTGTGGGTTGGTGTTTCTAATAACTGCCCAACGACTTTTACGTTTACCTTCTGCGTTTTTCTTTTGTTGTAATGCTCGTCTAAATATTTCTACGCAACAAGCTACAGACTTACCACTTCCAACTGGCCCTCTAATACCACGAAAGAAACTATCGTCTTTCATAAATGATTTTAGAACATTACCATCTGGCTTGTAATTAAAGTTCTGCAATTTTGTAGTCCTTGCCAACCTTCTTTAGTTTTTCTAAAGTCTCTGGCCCAAGTGTTGATATTAATTTATCAGCCTCATAGTCCGTACAAAACTGCTCTGGAAAATGTTTTAGGTGTACTTGTTTAACAACTACTCTAAGAATATCACGATCTTGTTTGCTTATCTTGTGTACGAAGCTCATTTGAAATCTCTATAAGCCTTCGTTTTTCTAGCAATCTTTTTGGGCTGTTTAGCCACTTGTTTTCCTTTTCTAGTTGCTTCACGCTTTTTAGCCGTAGTACGGGCGTATTCAGAGGCCGAAAGAGCCTTAATCGCTTTTGCAGGTAAGTAACGCTCACCAGTTGCCTTTGACCCTTGAGTACTAGGCTTACCACTTTTTGTTCGCCATTTCTGTTTCGTCCACGCACGAAGCGACCTCTGTGATTTTTTTAACGCCATTTGTGCCTAATCCATTTGATAACGGCATAAACTATTAAACCAAGAACAATGTATGAGATGCCGTCAAACCAAGACATTTCGTGTAGTGTTGTAACTAGTTCGGGCGTAATCCAATCCATTAGCTAGTATATCCTCCACCTTTGGCTTTATACTGTTTAGCTAACATCTGAGCCTTTCTAGCCGACCATTGACCAGACTTGCCACCTTTGTTACCTGCTTTTATTCTATTAAATAAAGCTCTACGCATTGCAGGTTTAGTATAGTTACCTGCTTCATTTACTTTACTTTTTGCCATCTTTCTTTTTCTTCTTTAGCATAATTGCTCTAAGTTGTTGTTTAGTTAATTTTTTCTTAGCGTCTTTTGGTGGTCTACCTTTTGTAGAACCATATGTTCCTTTTCCGTATGGCATTATAAAGTCCCCCCGTTATTTTTTTTAGTTACTACTTTTGCTTCAGTAGTTTTCAAAGAAGCTCCATACTTAGAACCCTTTGTAGCTTTTAGAATATCATCAACTTGTTTTTTCTTTTCTGCGTCTGATAGCTTTTTGTATTCAGCATCATTCTTAGTAAAGTATTGATCCATTGCGTTGTATTCTTTAGTACTTGCTTCTTCATCTTCAGCATACTGTTTAACAACGTCAGACGCATAGTCTTCGGGTTTTTTAATTTGAGGTTTATTTTCACTACGCATATTACTTGCGTATACATCTTTAATGGTAATTTTTTTACCACTAGCATTGATGTCTACTGTATCTTTTCTAGCCATAAGTTATCCTTTCTTCTTTTTAGCTTTGTTACGTTTTGAGATAGCTCTAGCTTTTGCTCTTGCATCAGCTTTAGAACTAGCACCCCAAGCCTTCAAGCTAAGAAGGAGTCGGGTAGGTTTACCCTTAGAATCACGCTCTGGCCCTTTTGCTCCACCCATTCTTGCAAGGAAACTTGCTCTACGAGGATTGTCGCCACTCTTAACTGGTGGCTTTAATGTACCACCTTTGTAAGAAGCTCTGCCTTTGGCGTTTAAACCACCCTTGGGGTTCTTACCCTCTTTGCGAGTCCAAGCAGGGGTTTTCGCCATTATTTTTTCTTCCTAGTCTTCTTAGGTGCTTTGCCACCAACCCACGCTTCATTTACATTTGGAGTTGATTCATCATCACCTACAAGTTGACCTTTATCATTTCTTGCTCTTTTAGGAGCAGGTTCTTCAGTAATAGGGTGTACTCTAACAGATTCGCTTGTGTAAGTTGGGCCAGTTATAATTCTGCCGTCTGGTAGAACACATACTGGGCCGTCCCAAATTTCACCATTATTCTTTCGATACTTCAATTATATCCTCCAATCTTAATCATTAACGATTTATTCTTTTGTTTTTTAACCATTGATGCCATTCCACTATATTTTTGGGAAGCACTCAACTGTTTCTTTTTTTGTGCGTCTCGCATTTTCTTTCGAGCTTTCGCACGAGCCATCTGTTTTCTGATTAATTCTTCTTGTGCTTTACTAAATTTTCCTGCTTCTTGTCTCATCTTTTTTACCCATTAAACAAAGTCGTGATAGTTCATACCTGCATCATTCTTCATTAAGTCATCTTTCTGCAAAGTAGTACCTTGATTGATAGGTGTTCCACCACCACCATTGCCACCACCATTATCATTAGAAGTGGCAGTAGCAACTGTAGGTTTTTGTTTACGAGATAATAGGGATTTATTCTTTTGGGCGTTACGAGCAGATAACGGGTACTTAGATTTAATTACTTCTCCACTAGTATCCTGCAACCAACGTGGTGTGGGAGGAGGTGGAGGTACAACCATTTTAGGTGAGGGTAAACACATACGGACTCCTAGTTAAAAAAAAATTTATCATATCACATTTATAAACGTACCTTTTTGAATTATCGCCATCATCAACGACCCCTAGCAGGTGTGTCTGCCATTTTTCAACCCCACCCCCCGTCATGTGAGGTCGATGCTAACCTTGAAATCACCCGTAGCGTGCGTTATACGCCGCTCGGGTGGCTTGAACCCAGCTCGATCCAAGATGTCTTTGGACGCTTCCAACTGAACGTACTCTGACTTCGCCCCCCTCGCTAGTGCAACCATCTTTGCAGACGCAACCGTAGCATTCATACCGAGCGAGTTAGCAACTGCTTCCATCAAGTAGGCTTGAACGTGTGGTAGCTTCAAAGTCTTACTGGCAGTCACTCTGTCTGCTTCCCCGACGGCATAACCTGCCGTCTCCGAAGCCTGCTTGATGGAACAACCAGTTGCTACGAGCGTATCACACAAACGTCTTTG